CCTCTACACCGCCTTCAGCAAACCCAATGGTGTCAGCAGCAGGGAAGAAAATGCCTGTGTTTGTGTCGCCTGTTGTGGTGATGGCGGGGGCAGCGGCAGAGCCAGCCTGCACTGTTGTGACCCCGGTTGCCGATAGCGTACTAAACGCACCCGTAGAGGCCGAGGCCGCACCAATGGGAGTGCCGTCAATTGCTCCGCCATTAATGTCTACAAAGTCAAACATCTGGATGACGTTGGTGCCGTCCACGTACAGGTGTGCTTTACGCCCGTTTGTAACAGTGATACCCGTGCCCGCAGTGGTCTTCACCGTGATGCTCTGGCCACCGGTCGTGTTGTTCTGAACGATGTACTGCTTCTCAATGGTCGGCACCACCAACTCACGGGTGGCCGTCAGACTGCCCGAGGACGTAGCGTTGAGAACCAAGGCCCGCGCTGTCTGTAGAGCAACGGTGTTGGTCAGGCTAATAGTCAGGTTGGCGTCGGTGGTGAAAACTGGATTACCAAGCCCAACCAGCGCCTGCTCAATGGCTGTTCCAATGTTGTCGTTGGTCGTAGTGCCCCAAACGCCTGATTGATCGCCTGTACCGATCAGCTCGAATTTAAGGTCTGAATACGTGCTTGCCATGGTATTTCCTTATGTTGCAATGTCTTGCCAATTTGGCACTTGTGTATCGTTCACATCTGTCCAGCCGGACCCCTGTGTGTTGGTGATATTTTGCCAGTTTGGAACCTGTGTGTCATCAATCGGCTTCCAGTACACAGCAATAACGTCTCCTTCGCTGCCTACCGCCAACACCCCTGTCAGGCCCAAGACCCGAGGGTCCACCGCCATCGTATCCACCGCGCCCTCTGCCCCCACGCCTGTAAGAGCAATGGTCAGCACACTAACAACGGTGCCGACCTCCCCCACCGCCTCATCTGAGCCAAGCGGGACAATGACCTGAGATACCAATCCCAGTGCAAATACGCCCGATACGTCTACGGCAAAAGACTGAACAACCGTTCCTGAAAGACCACTTGCTTCAACACCTGATACCAGTGTGTCCCGCTCTACCCCCAGCGAACTGATCTGCCCTGTGGCCGTGACCCCAATCAGGTCCAGCAGCGTTGGCCCCCTTGAGACTGTCCCCGCCTGTCCTACAGCCTCTACGCCTGTTACCGCCGCTTCTTTGCTGTGGTCTACCGTGCCCACCGCCCCCGATCCGCCTACGCCAGTGATTGCGAGGGTTCTGCTGCTCTCTACTGTTCCAACTGCGCCCGAGGCAAACGTCCCGTCTTCTGTTGGGCTGTTCGTCTCTGCAACGTCCCCAACCGCGCCTGCTGCGCCAACTCCAGATAGAGCTACAGTAAGAGACGGCGCAACAGTTCCAACGGAGCCAGCAGCGGATACACCTATTGCCTCAAGTGTGCCGCCCCATCCGTTATCACCCCACGCATTGTCGCCCCACCCAAGAGCCATGATCGTTAGGTTGTGCTCAAGCGCAACAACGCAGTTGAGGTGTTGTTCACAGGCATCGTCAACGTGAAGGTGCCTGCCGTGATGGTCTGGCTACCAAACGTGTGAACGCTGACCGCTTTATTGGACTGCGTGGAGTTGTAGATCAACACCGCATCAAACGCCGTGGTCAATGTTACGGTGGTATACGTGATGGACGCTGATGGCGTAAAGAACGCCACGCCCGCAGTTGCCGAGCTGTTTGTTGCCGTAGGGGGGTTTGCAATCGTGACTGCCACTCCGCCTGCCGTGTAGCCCGTCCCCGAGACTTCGTTTGAAGCCGAGTAAGCCGTGGTGGCCGCGTTTACCGTTGCCGAAGTCAAGTACAGGGCCGCTTTAAACGCATCCGCCGCGCTTGTTCCACGGGTGGGTGCCGTCCCAAAGTTGTGGGTTGCGGTCATCAACTCGCCCATAAACGAGGTACACATGCTTTGAGTGTTTGCCATTTTCTACTCCTTTAACTAATTTGAGCCGCTTCAGCAGCGAGGTGTGTCAGCGATTGTTTCAGCGCCACATGCGCCGAGCGGTGGATAAGCTCTTCGCCCAGCCAGTACTCAACCCATGTAGTCCGCTCATTGTCGTTGTCCAACAAGCCTTCGCGCTTTTCAAGCAACGAATCGTCCATGGGGCCTTTGGTTGTGGTGATAATCACAGCGTGTCCTTATGAGATGCGCACGATGGCGCTGTTGGCATCGGCAGTTGGGAAAATGATTTGGAAGGTGTCGTTGCTCACGGTCTTGTCAGCGCCGAAGTCCAGAACAGCCACGGACTTGTTGCCCTCGGTGCTGTTGTAGATCAAAGCACCACGGGCCGTGAATGTGGCGCTTGTCCACGAAGAGTTGGCAAAGCTGAAGTAGGCCGTAGGCACATTAGCGCTGTTGTTTGCAGCCACAGGCGTTGTAGTAATAACCAGTGTGTTGCCGCCAGCTACGTACCCCGTACCAACAACCTCTCCGGATGTTGTGTAAACAGCAGTGGAGCCGTCCAATGTGGCGGCAGCGGTGTACAGCGCGATCTTGAACGTGTCGGGCGATGTGGGGCCAAAGTTGTGGATGCCCTGCGGCAGCTCCACTTTGAACGATGTGGTTGCGGTTTGCGCGATTGTCATGACACTTTGATCCTTGTCTGACCATCCCGGTAGGTATCAGTTCTCTGTTTTCCATCGCCAAGATTCTTGAGCAGCGCAATTGCCTGCATGTACATGTCTTGGTACAGCTTCACCATGTCGGCCTCGCCCTTCATGAAGCGGATGGCCTCAACCAAAGAGCCATTGAGCAGAGCAGAATCAAAGTTCTCGCCCAACCACGTTTCCCCGGCAGTCACGATGGACTCGGGATAATAGTAGTAATGCAACTCAGCCGCGTAGGTAGCGTCTGGCGTTGGACCCAATATGAACGTCAACTCATTCACATCGCTCGACTGAGGGCCAAAGATGGCGTAGTGCTTGGGCTTCCCGGTGGTGGCTGGATTGGGGTATGCCTGACGGATAAAGTTCACATCCTTGTCCAGCAGATACTCGTAGTTCCCGCCTGCCGCCGGGTAGATGGCCAACGAGTACACCGACAGAAAATCATTCGGCGCGGCCAGATACTTATTGCTTGCAGTCAATGTGCCAGTAACGTTCTTGCGCAAGTTGGCCAACTGCACCGTGTTGTAGATTTTCTGTTCCGCCTGCTGCGTGAACATGGCGTACTGATCCGCTGTGAACTCGTTTTCACAGATGTCAGCAATGTTGGTCTTCAACTCGGTGTAGTTCATGTCTTATGCCATCGGGCCTCTGGCCATAACACCCTTGGTAGCGCAGCCAGTACCACGGATTTTGATGCCGGTGGTCTTAACGCCAATGTTACCAGCAGACTTGGATAGACCGCCTACAGACATATCGACCGTATCAACGTTGCTCATGTTGGCGCGATTATTTTTAACCGGGCCACCGCTCATGGTGTGCGGCTTGGCATAAACGCTGGCATCACCAACCTCTTTGCCCATCATCTTTTTGCTGAAGGTTGCCATGTCATTTCCCCTTGGGTGCAGACGATACGCGCTGGTTCATGACCTTGGCCATGCCGCGTCCGTATTCTTTCATCTGCAGGTTGGTCTTGCCACCCTTGGCAAGCTTGGTCGGCTTTTTACCGGGGTGCATATTTGCCTCATGTTTATGCACTGCTTCTTTTGCTTTCATGTCAGACTCCTTTAAGATACCGATATTGTCACCGTGCCGATTAGCACAGTCAACGCCAATGTGTTTGGGGTAAGAAGCGTATCAAACGATGTTGACCCACCCACAGGGTTCCATCCCCACTGAATGTCCCGCGATCCGCCGGACAGATACCCATCATCGTTTAAACCAGATGTGATGTAAGTCGTGTCCCTGCGTGGGTTCCTGAGCGCCTGCGGGTCATCCACTGGGAATGTTCCAAGCATCAACTGCGGCTGATCCGGGTCCCAGCACTCCGGACACACCAGCAGCTCATACTTGCGCTGCTTGATGACCTCGGTTCTAAGCTGCTTGAGTTTGTACTGCTGACCACAGCGGTCGCACATGGCAATCGCTTTGTGACCCGATGCAAACCGATTAGCCATTAATAGCCACCGTTTCCAATGTGCGTTGCACGAGGAACAAACCTGACCGCCGCCTTCTCCCTGTCCTCCGAAGAAGCAAGGTCCCAAGCCTCATCGTACTGAGCCTTTAACACCTGAAGGCGGCTTAAACCATCTGGAATCTTCAGTGCAAGGTGGTAAGCCAGACCAGCCGTCATGGCTTCGTAGAAGCGGAATGGCATGTCCATGGTGTTTACACCCGTACCGGCGTCCTGCATGCGGCGCAAGCGCCAGTACACAAACACGTAGGGCTGCGAGTTGTCAGGGATTGGATAGACCGTAATCCGTGGCGTGTCCAGACGTTCAATCCAAACTTGAATTGGGCGGCCTTGAGCCAGCTTGTTGGGGATCGTGGCGTAGGTAGAAACACTTATCCGGGTGATAGTCAGGTCTGCTTGCGTTGAGGCACTGCCCGCGCCCGTGCGGATCACATGCTCCAGCAAATCCACGGTGTCAGTCGGAAGGTTGTATGTAGCCGTGCCCGCCACCAGATTGATGGAGCCCTGCTCATAAGTGAACATGTTCAAGCCACGATTGGCCCAAT